GATAGTGGCCTTGCCCGCTGCCAGCGCCTGCGCGGCGGTGTCCTGCTGCTTTTCAAGGTCAGCAATCAGGCCCGCATGGAAGGGGGCCATCAGCTTGCCGTTGGTGGTGTTGGTGGGCCATGCCTTGCTGCCCTTGCTGTTCTGCCCTGCGGCCTTCAGCGCGGCCATGTCGCCCGCTGCGTGCGCATCCAGCATCTTCTGGGCCATGCCGTCGTAGTAGCCAGCCTTCCCGAAGCTGTCGTCAAAGCTGGGCTTGGTCAGGCCGGGCACAGGCTTTGCCGGGGTGTCGGCCTGCGTCACCTTGGGCGGTTCGGACACGGGCGCGGGCGCGACGGCAGCGGGCGCGGCAGCCTTGCCGGTCAGCGTGCCGTCCTTCATCACGCCAGCCTTGGCCAGAATGGCGTCGCGGCGCGCAATCAGGGTGCTTGCCAGTTCCTGTCGGGCCTTTTCGTCGCCGGGGCCGTGGGTCTTCACCAGTTCCTTGATGGTGTCGTCGGTGACCGCAGCCAGCTTCGAAGCGCTGGCCTGAAGGTCACTTTTCGTCATCGCGCCGTAGACCGCCTTCTGTTCGGGGCTGGTCTTGCGCATGGTTTCCCATTCGCTGGCGTCCTTGCCGAAGCTGTCCTTGGGCAGCCCCTGCGCGCGGAACAGGATGGCCCCGCCCGGATCGATGTTCACCGCCTTGCCGCCGACGATGACGGTGTTGTCGAAGCCCATGCCCATGACGTCGTAGTTGCCCAGCCAAGCGTGGACCGCGAAATCGGCCTGCGCCGCCTTCAGGTGGGCCGGGTCGTTGGCGTTGAAGGACTTGCCCCCATCCACCCACTTCGAAGCCACGCCAGTGCTGCCGACGCCTTCCTTTGCGCCGCCGTGCTTGCCTTCAAGGTCGATCAGCTTCATGTCGGGGGCACCCACACCCACCGCCTGCATCAGCCGCGCTGCCAGCACCTCGTTCTTGGCCCGGTCATCACTGGTGGTGCCACCCACAGCCCCGTTGGTGTATTGGGCGTTGCCCTTCACCAGCCACTTCTGGCCACTGGCGTCCTGATACATGCCGCCGGGGTTCGACCCGCCGGGCTTGCCGCCGATGCCGGTCCACGCTGACAGCTTGGTGATGCCAGACAGGCGTTCAGCGATGGCCTGCACCTTGGGCGCGGCGAAGATGTCGGATGCCACCTGCGTGACGAACTGCGAAAGCTGGGCGGTCCACTTGGCGTGGCTGGACGACGCGCCCTTGGCTTCGTTTTCCGTCACCTTCTTTTGCAGCGTGATGGCGGTGTCGAGGACCAGCGTTTTGTTACCAGCCTTGGCGGCGGCATAGGCGGCATCGGCCTTCTTCTGATACTGCGAGTTGGACCCGGTCAGCCCGCCCGCAATCTTCGGCGGCATGGTGACGCCATCGCCGTCCATGGTCTTCCACTGGCCACCAAGCGGGGTGCCGCCGGGCCAGCGTTCCTGCTTCATCCAGCTTCCGGTCTTGCCAGCGGGCTTGGCGGCTTTGTCGAAGAAGCCTTCTTCGTCAAGGTCGGCAAGGATGCCCTTGTCCACCCCCATGTTCAGCAGCTTGTCGAGGTCTTTGCGGGCCGCCAGCCGCACGGCTTGGCTTTCCCAGCCCATGTCTGCCGGGGTGCCACCGATGCGTTCTGCCACGTAGAAGCGGGCCTTCGACGTGGTGCGCTCGTAGTCACCCAGAATGCCGGTGATCTTGATCTGAAGGCCGGTTTCTTCCCACGTTTCCTTGATGGCCGACGCCTGCATGGACAGGCCATGTTCCACCGTGCCCTTGGGGAAGGTCTGCTGGTAGCCACCGAAGGCGTTGGTGGGCTTGGTCAGCCACATGCGGCCATCGGGTTCGCGGATGATGACGCCAGCGCCAGACGACTTCCCCGGCATGGGTTCGAACGGGAAGCGCGCATCCAGCGACAGCTTCTGGCCCGGCACGTTGGCCCATTCGCTTTCAGACTTGGGAACCGATGCCCACGGCTTCATGGGCACGCCGTTCAGCACAGCCGGGGCGTCGCCGCCGGGCACGAAGGTGGCAGTGCGGCTGGGGTCGGTCCACGATGCCTTGTCGCTGGGCTTGGTGGGGTAGTTGACCGTGACCGCTTCGCCCTTGTCGTTGGGCTTCAGGTGCGGCTTTGCGCCCGGCGGCGGGGCCGGTGGCTTGGCGTTCTGCTGGCCTGCCCATTTCGGGCTTTCACCGCCGGGGAAGGTGCTGTCAGGGCCGAACAGCGAAGCATAGGAGGTGTATTGCACCGCGCCGCTGCCAGCCTTGCCGCTGCCGGTCCCGCCACCGCCGCCCTTCGCAGGGGCAAACTGCCCACCCTTGCTGGACGGTGCGCCAGCAGGCCAACGGTTCTGCTTTGCAAGGTCTTCAGCCGTGGTCGTGGGCGTTGCTGCCCACTTCTTCAGGATGCGTGCGATCTGGCGCTGGTATTTGGACACGGCGGAACCTCTGGCTGGATCAGTTCTTGGCTTCGGCCTTGGCGGGCTTCGGCTTCTTCTTCGGGCGCTTGCCCCAATCGGTGCTGGGCACGTGGACGCCATCGGCGGTGGGGCCGCTGCCCTCACCTTCCTTGTTGATGGCGTCCAGCCGCGCGTTCAGCGCGTCGATGCGCTTCATGATGTCAGGGCCGCGCGCGATGCCGGTGGCGCGTGCGCCGATGGCTGCGATGGCTTTGGCGATGGGGCCGGGTTCAGTGTCTGCCATGCGGTTCACCTCTTGAGGCGGCCTGCGCCGTCTTCATGCAACTTTGCGCACACGCTATCATAACCATGAGGTTGCGACAGCACTGACGACGATTAGGATGGAAGAATGAGTGCGCCCCGCAGCCTTTCAGCACTGGACGTCTACAAGCGGCTGACAGCGACAGCCGCTGAACTGGAAGCTTTGGCGGATGAATGCTGGTCAGTGGCAGGCGAAACCGCACTGCGGACCACGGCGCGGCTGGTGCGCACCGTGGCATCTGGGTTCTGGCTGACGATCAAGCCTGACGAAACGCGGGAACCATAAGGCGCTGGGTTTCGATGTAGTCGGGGCCGAAATCGGACACCTTGGCGAAGCGCACGTCATCGGCAGCGTCCACCACCACCATCAGCGGCAGGCCGGAAATCAGGCACAGCGACCGCGCGGCCTTCCATGCTTCGGGCCGCACTGTGATGCCTTCCAGCGCCAGCGTGGCCCATGTCTTGTCGGTGCTGATGTATTCCATGAACGACACCCCCTTGCGCCCGTTGCGCACGAAGGCCCAGCCCACGCCCATGCCGGGGTCGAGGGGGCGGGCTTCAGCCTTCCACTTGCCTTCCAGCATCCGCACCGCAGGCGGGATGTCGCGCGCGGGCGCGGGGGCGCTGGGGTCTTCCAGCGGGTGCCAGTTGTCGTCGTCTTCGGTCATTCCTGAAGCTGTTCCGGTTCATACTGCCGGATGAAGACTGTGCAGCGGCAGTTGGGGTGCAGCGGCGGCAGCATCACCGGTCCCTTGGGGCTGGCAAAAGGCTGGTCAAACTTGACGCCCTTCTTGGGGTTCATCTTGGGCACGGGGCTGCATACTTCGCAGGTGCGCTCGTCATGGGCAACCTTCCACTTGCGTCTGACCTGCGTTTCGTTCGCCTTGCCAGCTTCGATGGCCTGCCGCCATGCGTCCTGCACGCCGAAGTTCGTGGTGCGCAGGGCTTCGGTGCGGGCGATGGTTTCGCTGCGATGGCGCAGGTATTTGCGCTCGTAGGCGGCCACCATCTTGTCGATCTGTTCGGGCTTCAGGGGCTTGCCCGTGGACATGGCGTTGGCCAGTTGCCCGTCATACCGGAAGTCGCGCAGGCGGCGCAGGTCGATGCCATCCATGGGGGTGCCATCCTCGTCAGGCCGGAACACCTGCCGCCCGTTCACCCGGTCGATCTGCTGGCCCAGCCCGTAGCCCGTGGCCTTGGTCTTCAGGTGGAAGGCTTCCAGTTCCTTGCGGTAATTCGCCACCGCCTTGGCCTGCCGGTCGGTCAGCCCGATGGCACCCTTCACCTGCCGGGCCACCGCAATGGGGTTCTTGCCATCCGTCATGCCGGTGATCAGCTTGTCGCGGATGGCTTCCTTGGTCTGGTCGTTGATTTGCTTGATCAGGCCCAGCGAATAGGTCTGAAGCCACGTGACCAGCCGGGGGTTCAGCTTGTCGAAGACGAAGTGAACGCCGCCGATGCTGGCGTTGATTTCGGTCGCCGCCAGCGCAGCGCCGCCCCAGACTGCGGTCTGCACCGCATCCACCGCCTTGGCCTTCGCCGCGCCCGTGTCGGCCAGCGCCAGCAGCCCGATGACCTTGTTGACATCGCCCGTCTGAAGCGCATCGGCCAGCGCCTGAAGGTCCACCCCGCCTTTCAGGGCTTCCAGATACCCCATGATGGCCTTTGCCAGCACCGGTTCAATCTTGCGGGCCAGCCGTTCGATCAGGGTCAGCAGTTCGGCATCGGTTGCCTTGGAAATGCTGACCTGCGCCGCAGGCGTGAGCCGGGGTCGAAGCTTCTGGAACGGGCCAGCCGGAAGTCTTGGGGCGTTCTTGGACATTCTGGGATGACCTGCTGCGTGGTGCTTCGTGATGCTTCGTTATATCACGATCATGATATTTTCCCGTTGACGAACCGGGCGTGACGCACTAATTCTTACTTCAAGGCGCAAGACACAGCAAGCGTCACCCAGCCCAAGGAGAAAGCAGATGCTGATCTGGTCCCAATACAAGCGAAAGCTGGCCCACCCCATCGCTGCCGCAGCCGACATGACCATCGGCCACTACCAGTTGGACAACCTGTGCGCTGCATGGGTGAAGACAAAGAAGGGCCGGAAGGCCGTCAAGGATGGCCTCGACCGCCGCCTTTACTACAGCGACGGGAAGATGGCCGGGATGCTTTGGCTGGACCCCTTCCCTGACCGTGAACCCGTAACCCAACCCAAGCCCAAAGGAGAAAACGCATGACGCAAGGTGCAAAGGAACCCAAGTTGAAACTGTATGACGCCCACAAGGAAAACTGGGACAAGCTGGCCAAAGACTTCCCGTCGATGGTGGCGCTGGCAAAGATTTTCAGCACCAACGCGACCATGGCCAAGGCGCTGAACGTCACCGCCGCAGCCATCAGCAAGTGGGCGACAGGCAGGCACGATCCGAGCAGCAAGATGGAAGAGCAGGCAAAGCGCTACTTCGCCAGCCTTGATCACGGCACGCGGGGTGAAATGCCGCTGTTTGAAGCGCCGCAGCCGCAGCCCAGCGCCGATGATCAGGTTGTGCTGGTGGTCACCTGCCCTTCTTCCAGCTTGGACGCCACCTTGCGCGTGCTGAAGCTGACGAAGTGCGAAGTGGAGGTGCTGCGGTGAACCCCCGGAAGATCACAAACGCCGACATCTGGTCGGCCATTCGCGGCCTTGGCCTGATGCAGAAGGACGACGCAGCGCTTCTGGCGGTGCGCGACACCCATGCAGACAGCGTGATGTTCGCATCGCAGGTCATCGTGCTTGCGGTCGATCAGGTGCGCGCGACGCGGGCCATCACGCAGAAGGGGCGCGCAGCATGAACCTCCCCTTCATCGACGCCCTGAAGGCGACGGCGCGGGACCACCTTCCGGCTGTCAGGCACGTCGGAACCCTGCGGGCCGAAGCAAACATGCGGGATGAACCCAACTTCAACGACGTGGTCCTCACCCACAGCGCTGTTCTGGAATTTTCGCAGCGGATTTCCGAACAGGTTTTGCGGCACTCCCGTGCGGACGCCATTGGCCACGCGAAGCGCCGCGCAGTGCGGGTCATCGCATCCCGCCTTTATGGCCCCGTGGAAGACGAACTGCGGCTGGCGTTGGAAGAACTTTGGGCGGATGGGATGTATGACCACCCGGCCACCAAGCGGATCGAAAACATGCTGCCTGTCCTGCGCGGCGACGGGGGCGAATGATGACCCGCTGGCTTCTCACCTGCACGAAGACGGGCCGGTTCTGGCGCTATGCCAGCGAAGGCCAGTGCCGTCAGGCCGCCGCCAACCTTGGGCTGGCCGACTACACCATCGAACTGGCGGGCTGACATGGCACCATATGACACCATGCCGGTCATCATCCGGGGCGTCCACTACCCAACCGTGACCGCCGCATCCTTGGCGCTTGGCGTCAAGAAGATCACCATCTATTCGGCCCTGTCACGGGGCCGGTTGGACTTCGTGGGCTTGGGGCGCGGTCATCGCCCGAAGGAAAACCGCATATCCGGGCGGGCGAAGCCTTGCGTCATCGGTGGCTTTGCCTTCACCAGCTTGGCGGCGGCATCGGTGGCGCTGGGCTTCAAACCGAAGTATCTGCGTGATGCACTGCGCAAGGGGAAGGCCCAGACGCAGCAGAAGATCATGCAGGCTGCCTTCCGGCTGCGTGCCGATGCTGAAAACGCCGCCATGCGGCAAGTGATGATGGGACGGAAATGACCGCTGACAGCTTTGCAACACGTGCCAGCGCTGCCCTTGGTGGGCGGGGCTGGCAGGCCCGGATGTCGCGCGCGCTGGGCGTGGATGCGTCCACCGTGCGCCGCTGGGCTTCCGGTGCCCTGACGGTGCCCGACTACGCATGGGCGACCGTTGAACTGCTGGAAGTCGTGCCTGCGGCCTTCCGGCCCGCCCGCTGGCTTCGTCAGGCTGCCAGCAACGACTGATAGGCCCGGAAGTAGGCGCGGCCCACGGTCTGGGTTTCACCACCCAGCGTGACCCGCGCCTGAACTTCCCAATCCCCCACAGCGAACGAGCCAGCCGGGAAGATCACGCCCACCCGGCCATTCACCGCGTCCGACAGGTCGGTGGTGCCGGTGATGGTCGTGGTGCCGTTCGTGGCGAAGGCCACGGCGGTCGCGCCCACAAGGGACTTCACCACCCCGTTCTGTTTCACGGTGAAGCGCGCCCGAAAGCTGTCTGCCGTGCCGATTTCGTATTTCATGCTGCGCTCCACACTGCTTCCAGATCAGGGTCAAGCCACCGACCTTCGTCTTGGTTGTCGTTCCATGCTGCGGCAAGGTTGCGGTCCTGCCATTCGCCATCCGCGATGAAATCCGCCCATTCGGCGTCGATCAGCGGATCATCCCAGACGCCGTCGATGGCAATGGCGAATGCCCGGTCACCCGCGAAGCCGTCTGCCACCCCAACGATGGTCAGCGTGCCTGCGGCCTGCGCCCGCGCGAGTGCGCGCGCCTGCGCAAAGGCGGTCAGGTCGATGACGCCCGCGCCAGCCCCGCGCACAGGGGCCACAGCGGTGCCCTGCCCCGTGATGGGCAGTTGACCCGATGCGGTGCCTTGCGCTTCTGCACGGCCCGCTGCGGTGCCTGCCAGCGCGATGCTGCCAGCCGCCTGACCCCTTGCTGCGGCGATGGCCTGCGCAGCCCCCGTCAGCGCGATGACCCCGGAAGCCTGCCCCACGGCGGGGACCGCGCCCTGCGCCGTGCCGGTGATGGAAAGGCTGCCCGATGCCGCGCCCTGCACCCGCGCAACGCCCGTGGCGGAACCCGCCAGCGGTAGCGTGCCCGAAGCGGTGTTCTGGCCGGGCTGCGCCACCACACCGGCTGCCGTGCCGGTGATGTCCAGCGCGCCAGAGGCTGCGCCAGCGGCCCTTGCGGCAGCCGTGGCGGTGCCGGTCAGGGGAAGCGTGCCCGATGCCTGCCCCTGCGCCCGTGCCGCGCCCTGTGCGGTGCCCGTGAGGCCCAGCGCGCCCGATGCCTGCCCGGCTGCTGGTGCGGTGCCCGTGCTGGTGCCCGTGATGGGAAGCGCACCGGAAGCCGCCCCCGCGACCCGCGCCACGCCCGTGGCCGAGCCTGCCAGCGGCAAGGTGCCAGATGCGATGATGCTGCCCGGTTCAACGACCACGCCCGTGGACGCGCCGGTAAGGGCCAGCGTGCCGGATGCCGTGCCCGCAACAGGGGCGACAGCCGTGGCAGCACCCGTGATGGGCAATGCGCCAGAGGCCACGCCAGCAGCCCGCGCGATGCCCGCTGCGGCCCCGGTGAAGGCGATGGTGCCAGCGGCCTGTCCTGCGGCCCGTGCGGTGCCCTGCGCCGCGCCCGCAAGGTCAAGCGTGCCAGCGGCCTGCGCCTTGGCCAGCGCTGCGCCAGAAGCCGTCCCAGAAATCGGGATGGAACCTGCGGCGGTGCCAGCCACGCGGGCCTGCCCGGATGCGGTGCCGGTGATGTCGAGCGTGCCGCTGGCCTGCCCGGTGACCGGTGCCGCCCCAAGTGCGCCCTGCGCTGCGCCGGTCAGGTCGATGCCGCCCGATGCGGTGCCAGCCGCGCGTGCGGCGGCGGTGGCAGTGCCGGTAAGCCCCAGCGTGCCGCTTGCGTTGCCGGATACGCGCGCAACGCCCGTGGACGCGCCGGTAAGCCCGATGGTGCCAGATGCGGCCCCGGTGGCCAATGCGCGACCCGTGGCGCTGCCGGTCAGGTCGATGCTGCCACTGGCCTGCCCGGCGATAGGCGCAACAGCAGACGCAGAGCCGGTCAGGCCAAGCGTGCCAGCGGCGGTGCCGGTGGCGGCGGCGGGCGCGACCACGGTGCCAGTGGCGGTGCCGGTCAGGTCAAGTGCACCAGACGCGGTGCCTGCGGCCCGTGCCGCGCCGGTTGCGGTTCCGTTCAGCGCGATGGTGCCGGAAGTGGTGCCAGCGACCAGCGCGCGGCCCGTGGCGGTGCCCGTGATGGCGATGCTGCCGGATGCAGTGCCCTTGGCCAGCGCAACGCCCGATGCAGCACCCGTCAGTGCGACGGTGCCCGAAGCCGTGCCGGTGATGGCCCCGCCCGCAACAGTGCCAGCGGCAGTGCCGGTGATGTCGATACTGCCAGACGCGGTGCCGGTCACGCTTGCGACGCCGACCGGCACCGGCTTCAGGGCGATGGTGACGGCAGCCCAGCTATTGGCCGCAAGGTTGTTGCCAAGGGGGGTGTAGGCGGCTGGGTCGAAGGTGCCACTCACCCAAGGCGCATAGGCCCCGGTGCCGATTGAAATGCTGATGGTGTCGCCAGAGTTCTGCGAAATATCAACAGCGGTGTCGGTGATATTGAACGCACCGCCAGTGGCAGCAGCAGCAGCGCCGAACGAGACGATCTGGGCGTCTGTCGTGACAGGCGTGATGGCTGGCGGGTTGGCGGCTGTGCTGCCGGTTGCCGTCGCAGTGACAGCAGCAACATCGAACAGTTGCGCCGGATCGATGCCCCGCCAGACGTTGACAACAGCGCCGATAGCGTCGGTGGCGTTTCCTGATGGCGGCAGAACGACGCTTGCATCGGGCACCGCGCCCATCACCTTGTAGGCGACTTGGAAGTTCGTGTCGTGGGTGGTGCCGTTCGAGTAAAGTTCGGAAATGACCGTGTAACCGCTGGTTACAAGGGTCATGACGCGATCTGCGCCGCTACCGATACCCCACGCTACGATGACGAGGTCGCCAGCACCCGGAATGGTGCCGCTGCCGCCCGTAAGCGCGGTCAGCGGGATGGTGAGGTTGGTTCCGGTGGAACCACCAGCGGCACCCGTCTTGAAGCCGATCAGAATAGGCTTGGTGGCCGGGCTGGTGCCTTGCGCCGTGCCGGTGAAGGCGATGGTGCCGGATGCAGTGCCAAGTCGGACGCCAAGGCCCGTGACGGCACCGGAAGCCGAACCCGTGAAGGCGATGGTGCCGGATGCCGCTGCCGCGTTTGGGTCAGACCGCAGGGCCATCGTGACGGCAGCCCACGACGCGGTGGTGGTGGTCGAGCCGCCGGTCCACACGACAGGGTCAAAGGCCCCGGTGGTCCACGCAAAGGTGCCAGCGCCAATGGTGATGTCGTTCTGTTCAGTCTGGGCAATGCTGAAGAAGTTGGAGAGTTCAGTGCCGGATTGCGTGAAGACAGGGCTGGTGCCGTCCGAACCAGCACCCGCCACGAAGATCAGGCTGTTTGCAGTGACCGGCGTGATGGCAGGCGGGTTCGGTCGGCCAGTGTTTGCGGCCACCGCCGTGGTGGACGTGACATCGATGGGCGTGGTCGCGTCAACGCCCCGGAACACATAGGCCAGCGCGGCATTGCCGTAGTTGACGTTGCCAGAGGGCGGGAACACCACAGTGGTATCAGGGGTGGTCCCCATCCGCTTGTAGGCGACTTCAAGGTTGGTCGAGTTGCTATCGTTCGAATACAACTCGGTGATGGACGTGTAGCCAGCCGTGGTGATGTTCATCGCCACGTTGATGGCGGTGCCAGCGCCGATGCCCCAGACGACGACGACCAAATCGCCATTCCGCGCAGCCGTATCGATGCCACCCGTCAGCGCCGTCAGCGACAGCGTCATCGAAGTGGCGGTTTCACCCTGAGACTGAACGCTGGCGCGACCGACGAACTGGATGGCCATGTGCTAGACCCCCCTTACTCGACGGTCAGTGATGCTTGCTGCAAGTCGCCATCCCCGGATACGATGTCCCAAGTGGCGGTGGTATTGACGGTGGTGTCGGACACGTATTTGACCCGCGCGATGCAGCAGTCATGCCCCGGCAGGGTCATGTTGACCAGTTCAACGCCAGCCACTTCGCTGGGAAGGCTGCCGCCGTGGCTGAACTGCTGCCCATCCCACGTGAAGGACAGGCTGATGGCGGGCGCATCGACGGTGAGGGTGAAGCCCACCGTCGATGCTGAAAGGATGTCCACTTCCGTAAACGCGGTCGCCACTTGGCCGGGGCCAAGCACAGCCGTCCCGAACCAAGTGAAGACCATGCTGATCAGGCCCCGCCAGCGGTGATGGTGAAGGCGGTGATGGTGACCTGCTGGCCCACGGAAAGCACGTTGTTGTCCAGCGTCATGTCGCCGCCGCCGCCCGAGGCGGTCACGGTGCCCTGAATGTGGGTGGTGGCCCCGGCCTTGATGCGGAAGTGGCCAGCGGTGCCAGCGGCATCAGCGGCGGCGTCCTGCCACGTGCCCAGCAGGGCCTTCTGGCCAGACGCGGCGGCAGCCATGAAGTCGGCAGGAAGCGTCATGGTAGCCAGCACGGTGCCGGTGTCGGCAGCAGCGGCGTTGGCGGGGACGGTGCCGCTGCGGATTTCAAGGGTGGGCGACGCGCCGATGGTGGTTTCGATGGCGTCAAGGGCCGCGTTGCGCGCAGCTACGGAAAACTGAAAGGCCATGGTGGTTCCTCTGGTTGCAACCGTTATTCGGTTTCGGTGTCGTCGCCTTCGGTGTCGTCCACGTCAGGCGTTTCAAGCCCTTCTTCCGGCGCAAGCGGCAGGCCCGCGACGTTGCGAAGGTGGTTTTCAAGTTCCCGGTCGGGGAACAGTTGCGCGCCAGCCCCGGTCAGGGCGGTCATGAACTGCGCCAGTTCGGCAAGGTTGGCCTTTTCCAAGTCGCCGCACTTGATCTGGGGCATCAGTTCCATGTCGAAGCCGTTCAGTGCCCACAGGCGCGGCAGCAGGTGCCGGTTGAATACGTCTTCGATGGCCTTGGTGAAGGCACCCACGGCGGTGGCGAACAGCGCGGTCTTGTCAGACGACAGGGCGAAGCTGCCCACGGCCTGCTGGCCAAGGAAGATGAAGTCAGCCAGCACAGACGTGGCAATGGCCCGGTTGTAGCGGTCGATGACCTTGGTGGTGTCGAACGTGCGCGCGCCGCCCGAAGACAGCAGCTTCAGTTCGAACAGCAGGTTGCCCTTGTCATCGCGGTCGCTGGGCATGACCACGCCTTCGCGCTGGTCGCGGCGGATGGTGGTCACCAGCGTCTGCCATTGCGCCAGAATGGCCTTGTCGAAGTTGTCAGCATCCTTGCGGAAGTATCGGGCCGGGATCATGGCGACCGGCAGACCGGCCATGTCCCGTTCGATGCCGATGGCTTCGATTTCTTCGATGCGCTTCTTGAAGTAGTAGGCCCGGTAGGCGTTGCGCAGGATGCTGCGGCCTTCCGGGTTGTTCCGTTCTTCGGTGGTGCGGAACAGCAGCAGCTTCTGGATGGGGATGAAGACCATGCCGCCGCTGTAGGGCTGCTGCCACAGGCCATTGATGCTGCCGTCTTCCGGGTCGATTTCCCAGCGCGAAATGGTGGGCTGGGCGCGCAGGGCGATGCTGCGGATGCCGATCTTCCCGTCCTTGTAGGCCGACCGGCGGGTGCCATCGGCTGCGTCTGGCCCACCCCGGCGCTTCCAGATGATTTCCATCGGGGCGTAGCCATAGGTGAACATGCTGCACGCTTCGGTGATGACCGTGGACCACGGCACCGACATATCGTGCATCACTTCTTCCACGAACTGCTTCGCGCCTTCGGCTTCTTCGGTGTCATCCACGGCCTGAACCAGCCATTCGGACTGCCGGATCAGCATTCCGATGGCGAACAGCACCGCGCCCACCGTGCCGTCGTTGTCGGCCATTTCCCGATAGGTTCGCGCGCCTCGGGTGCCCGCAAGTTCCTTCAGGAATTCTTCGCTGACGAAGCCCCCGAATTGGCGCAGGCCCGTCGAGCCGATAACGCTGGGGTCGAAAGTCAGCTTGCCGCTGGTGTCGGTGTCTTCGGTCACAGGAATTCCCCCGTAGCGGTAAAGTTGTCGATCCACGGGCTGATGCGTTCGATGCCTATGGGTTCACCGGCCATCATGGTCGGCATGACATCGCGCCAGCGCGCGACGGCCAGTGCCAGCGCCATGACGCAGTCGTCGTGGTAGCCATCCGGGGCGCTGTAGCGAACGCCTGTCCGGGTGAATTGGTATTCGAACAGTTCCAGTTCGGTGCGCATCGGCCCCGGCGGGAAGGTGATTTCCCGGCTTTGGATGGCCAGAGCCAGCCCTTCCATCAGGCGCTGCTTCGACTGCGCGCTGAAGGTGACGCCGCGCACCCCGGTGCACTCGACTTGCAGGGCTTCCACGATGGGGTCGCCCACGCCCGTGCTGTCCACGTTGGCCGGGTGGTGGCCGATCAGGTCTTGCAGGCGCTTGGTGGTTTCGCCCCACGGCACGTGCTGCCAGCGTTCGAAGCCGCAGACCACGCCGTTCTTGTCGATGGCCACCAGCACCGTCCAGTCGGCTGACTTCGCAAGGTCAACACCGATGGCCACTGGGGCGTCCTCTGACAGTTCCCCTGTGCAGGCGGCGATGTGCCGGAAGCCGAAGGGGTTGCCTTCGTCGTCGCTGGCTTCGGCCAGATACAGTTCCTTGAAGACGTTTTCGGGCAGCAGGCGCTTGGCGTCTTCGATTTCGGCCTTGTCCAGCACGCCGCCGGTCACCGCATCCCAAGCGTTCAGCTTGGCGTGCGACATGCCTTCGGCCCCGCCTTCAGCGATGCGCGCCAGCTTGTAGAACCAGTTCTTCCGGCCCTTGACGTTGCCGATGGC